AATCAATTAGATTAAAGACCTTGGGATTCGCGCTAGTCAAAGCATAAAGCTAAAACATGTCCCAATTGTTCACGGGTCCTTGTTCCTTCTCGATCACTACAAAAGTTTTAAATTTTTCTAATAGACGCGATGAGACTAATTTTCAGGTTGATACGTCGCTAAAGACTTCAATACAGAAACTGTCATGAAAGAAAACCACTCGCCGGCAAGGCTAAGTAAGTGGAAAATACATGTCCGAGAAGACGTATAGAAACTCGGAATTGAGCCTTGACCTGAAAAAGAGGTACAAGCCTACACCAGGGCGTCCGCCATTACGTAGCAAAAACATCAATCGGTCAAAATCAAATGAGTGTGGTAATTCGTAAAAACAGTCCTGTAGCAGGTAATTGAATTAAGGAAGTAATTCATACTTATAGTCCAAAGACATCACCAATGATGGGGTCGTTGGAGAGGTTCCCAATGCCTCGGCAGGTCTGCATCCACTTGTACTCTTCACCACCATAGGTGATATCGGAGAGCATTCGGCGACGCATATATGGATCGGGGTAACGTTCGGTCACTGCAGCATCAATCTTGTTCTTGAGCTCGAGAAAGTATCCTGGACCCCACTGAAAAGCATCACGAAGAGAATTGGTGATGTTTTCCTTGAGAAGCTCTTCATCAGACATATACTTGGAATCGGTAATCCAAAGCAGACGATCTTCAATAGAACGTTTTTCCAGGGGAGCAAGCATGAATTTGCAGGTTGGGTGGGGCACAAAGAGTCTCTTCAGAAAGGAAACAGATTGCATGGGAACGAGAGGGGCGGCAGTACTCCAATGGTTCTTATCTTCATCAGTAAGCATGACGTTGTGGCCTTCCAAGAATTCTCCATAAGTTTGCATGTTGAAGAAGCTTGAAACGTTAGGAGCCACAGCGTGGAGATTGTCATCACCATAGTAGGCACTGTCAGTAGTCTCATCACAGGTTGAAAGTGGTGAATACTTAAGCAGTTCCTGTCTTGGCATGGTGATCAACTTCGAAGAGAAAGTTCCAAGGGTAATAGCAAGCCAGGCGGAGTACTTATAGATGTCATTATTAAGAGAATTCACAATGACAGTCAAGGGAAATCCAGAAGGTAGACCTTTATCAATATGGAGATAGACACCTCGGACCATGGTAAGTCGGTCAAAGGCTTCTCCCATCAACACTTTTCGGATCTGGGCGTTGGTGGGTCCATCATCGTACCATCCATTGATAATATCGCAAGAAAGGTCCATGAATTCAGCAGGAGTTTGACGATCATAATTCTTGAAATCACC